ATTTAGAGTATGTAAAAGAGTATTATGGTTATAGTAATGAAAAAGCTAAACAGGCACTTAACATACTGACAGAAAAACAAATTGAAGTTATCAAAGAAACCTTGAAAAAAGGTGGGAGAAAAAAATGAGTGAAGAAATACAATGGTCGCCTGATAGTATGTTAGAAGTAACTATAAAACAACCAGACGACTTCTTAAAAATTAGAGAGACACTAACACGTATCGGTGTTGCCAGTCGTAAAGACAAAACATTATATCAATCGTGTCATATTTTACACAAACAAGGTAAATATTTTATTACACACTTTAAAGAACTATTTGCTTTAGATGGTAAAAAAGCCACATTAGTAGAAAACGATATACAAAGAAGAAATACAATTGCTATTCTATTACAAGATTGGAATTTAATTGATATATCTGATAAAGTAAAAGTTGAAAACAAGGCACCGTTATCTCAAATTAAAGTTTTACCTTTCAAAGAAAAGAAAGAATGGAATCTATCAGCTAAATACAACATTGGCAAAAAAATAGAAGAAGCAAAATCAGAGAATGAATAAATGTTGGTTCCTAAATTTAGAGAATATATAACAGAGCAAGACTTAGATCGTAAGGCAAAACCTATTACGATTGCTATTGTTACTGTAGCAGATTCAAAAGACCCAAAAGAAAATACAACTGCCGATTTAATTACAAAAGCTTGTAAGAAAAAAGGTATTAAGTGTATAATTGTTAATACTAAATCATCTATCATCACATCAAAAGACGAAGACAAAGGTACATTAACAGTATCTAATTATGATGGTAAAGGCGGTGAACATACTTTTATAGGTAGAGATACAGTTTGTATTACAAGAGGTGGTGCTTTAGAAGATGAAGCAGGACTTTCTTTAATATCATCATTTCAAAACTCACAAGCGTTTATGTTAAACACAAGAGCAGCTATGCTTACTTGTGATAATAAATTAACAACTGCTTTATTATTTGAGAAGTTTGGATTGCCAACACCAAAGACAGCATTTATAACTAACGAAAAAAATATTAAAAGTGGTGTTGATATGATTGGTGGTAAGTTTCCTCTTATTCTAAAAACACTTACTGGTACACAAGGTGTAGGTGTAATTAAAATTGATACTTACGAGGCTTTAGTGGCAACTGTACAAGCAATGTGGAAACTAAATGCTGAATTATTAATACAAGAATATATGCCATCTAAATTTGATGTAAGAACTTTTGTTGTAGATAACAAGATTTTTGCTAGTACAAAAAGAGTACATAGTAGTTATGACTTCAGATCAAATACACATAGAGGCGCCGAGGCAGAACCATACATTTTAAGTGATGAAGAAAAAGATTTAGTATTAAAAGCGGCTAGAGTGTCCAGAGCTTATATGGTAGGTGTAGATCATATTATACATGATAAAAAACCATACTTATTAGAAATTAATGGTAGCCCAGGATCAGGTGCTGATTACGAGGGTTATCAACATAGAGATTATTATGCTGACGCAGAACCGGCTGGTAGAATAGACGGTGAGCAAATGATGGCCAATGTAGTAGATTGGGTATCAGATAGAACTCATTGGGATAGACAATCACTTATAGAATGTGGTTGGTTAGAAACAGTTGATTTAGATGAAATAGGTAAAGTAAGAGTTAAGTTTGATACAGGTAACGGATCAAAAGCTTGTGCCTTACACGCAGACAAAATTATAGAAGATGGTAAAGTTATTAAATGGAAATATGATGGTAAAACTTATAGTAAACCTAGACACGGAAAAAGTGAAGTGTTTAGAGCAAACGCTGAGAATGACGAACCATCGGAAGTTAGACCAACTGTTTTAATGGATTTAACATTTAATGGATTTACATACAAAGATATTGAAATAGGTTTAGATCAAAGACCAAGATCAGGTTCAGACTTATTAGTTAATAGAGATTTAATGCGACAAATGAATATTAGTGTCAACCCTAATAGAACATTTGCGTTAAGTAAACGATTAAAACCGGTTGATAAAGAAGATTAACATTGACATTTTAGTCAATATGTGTTATATTATAAACAATTAAGGAGATATTATGCCAGATGTGAAAATATTAAGATTAACTACAGGTGAAGATGTAATTGCTAAAGTAGTTACAGAAACACCAGACCATATAACAATAGCAAAAGCGTTTGTTATTATTCCTAGACAATCAGCTCCAGGACAACCGGTACAACTTATGATGAGTTTGTACATGCCTTACACCGAAGAAGAAACACTTTTAATTAAATCTATAAACGTTGTTACACAAGTAGAACCTAAATCAGAAATACTTGCTTCATATCAACAAAATACAGGAAGTCTCTTAACACCAGACAAAAGTTTAATAACAGAGACAAGTATACCTAAAATATTTAAGTGATAACAGTTTATTTTGTAAGGAACGGCTCTAAAATTAGAGTCGAAGTTCCTGAAAATACAACTTTAATGGAAGCTGCCAAGTTTTATTCAAAAGTACCAATAGAAGAAATACCTGCTACTTGTGGTGGATCTTGTGCTTGTTGTACTTGTCACGTTCATATAGGTGATCAGTGGCTTGACAAATTAGGAAAAATAGACTATAATAACCTAGAAGGCAGTTTGATAGAATATGAAGATAACTTTGTTGAAGGCAAAAGTAGATTATCTTGTCAAATAGTTTTAAAACCAGAACATGACGGACTAATTGTAAACTTATTAAATAATGAACTTTTATAAAAACGTAATTGAACATCACGGCAAATTGCTTGTTCGTGGCGTAAAAGATGGCAAAGACTATAAAGAAAAAATAGATTATAGTCCTACTCTTTATGCTATGACACAAGAAGAAACACAATTTAAAACTTTACAAGGTCAATACTTAAAACCAATTACTTTCGGTAGTATTAAAAAAGCAAGAGACTTTAAAAGACATTACAATACAAGTAACGCACCAATCTATGGTATGGATCGTTATCACTATCAGTATATATCAGACAAACATCCTAATGAAGTTGATTTCAATAAGAACGCAATTAAAATATTTACTTTAGATATTGAAACTAGTTGTGAAAATGGTTTTCCAGATGTAGAAAATCCTATTGAAGAAATACTTTGTCTTACTGTTAAGAATCAATCTAATAAACAAATTATAACTTGGGGTACAGGTGAGTTTGAAACAAACAGAAAAGATGTTTACTATATTAAATGTGATACAGAAAAACAATTGATTATGGAATTTATGAAGTTTTGGATTAAGAATTATCCAGATGTCATAACAGGTTGGAATACTAAATTTTTTGATTTACCATACTTAGTAAACAGAATAAGAATGTTAACAGATGAAAAAGTTATCAAAAGATTATCACCCTGGAACTTGATTGAAAGAGAAGAAATAACTAGTTGGGGAAGAAAACAAACTGTTTATCATCTATTAGGTATTGTTATGTTAGATTACATGGACTTATATCGTAAGTTTATACCTGCTAGACCAGAAAGTTATAAACTAAATTACATAGGTAAAATAGAACTAGGCGAAGTAAAAGATGATAATCCGTATGAAACATTTAAAGATTGGTATACAAAAGATTTTCAATCGTTTGTTGATTATAATATCCAAGATGTTGAAATTGTTGATAAGCTAGAAGATAAATTAAAACTTATTGAACTTATATTAACTATGGCGTATGAGGCAAAAATTAATTATGATGATGTATTCTCACAAGTTAGATTTTGGGATACTTTAATTTACAATCATTTAAGAAAAAAAAATATAGTTATACCACCTAAAGAAGATAATATAAAAGAATTTAAATATGATGGTGCTTATGTAAAAGAACCATTAGTAGGATTACACAAATGGGTTGTATCCTTTGATATTAACTCTCTATATCCTCATCTAATAATGCAATATAATATTTCACCAGAAAAAATTATAGGTGTAAAAAGTAACGGTATAAGTGTAGAAAAATTACTAGATCATGCTACACCATTAACACATTTAAGAACTGAAGGTGCTACAATAACACCAAACGGTGCCATGTTTAAAACAGATAATCAAGGTTTCTTACCTGAAATTATGGAAAAAATGTATAATGATCGTGTTGTATATAAAGAAAAGATGATGGTTGCCAAGAAAGAATATCAAAAAACAAAAGACCCTAAACTGTTAAAAGAAATATCTCGTTGTCATAATATCCAGTATTCTAAAAAAATTGGGTTGAATAGTGCTTATGGTGCTGTAGGTAATCAATACTTTAGATATTATGATGTAAGACAAGCAAGTGCTATTACTTCTTCAGGTCAATTTGTTATTCGTTATATAGAAAAATCTGTAAACAAATTTATGAATGACATATTAAAAACACATGATAAAATAGATTACATTGTTGCGTCTGATACAGATTCAATTTACTTAACTTTAGATAAACTTGTTGATAAATTTTGTCAAGGTAAAACAAAAGAACAAATTATAAACTTTATTGATAAAGTTGTTAATGATAAAATTGAACCATTTATTGAAAAATGTTTTAAAGAAGTAGCCGAATACACAAATGCTTTTCAACAAAAAATGGTAATGAAACGAGAAGTAATCGCAGACAAGGGTATCTGGACTGCTAAAAAAAGATATATTTTAAATGTATTAGATGAAGAAGGTATTAGATTAGAAAATCCTAAACTGAAAATTATGGGTATTGAGGCAGTTAGATCATCAACACCTGAAGTTTGTAGAGGCAAAATTAAACAATGTATTAC